TAGGGATATTTATTTCGTCATTCCATAGAAAAGATAATGCACTCATACGTATTGACCTCCTGTTGCAGTCGTTCCTGCCACTGTTCCTGGCATCGTTACCGCTGAAAATACAACTCCATTTAGAGAAACATCATACTTTTTGCCTGTCATTGTAAATGCACCAAGAGTATATGTGGCTCCTGTTACTGATAATATTCCAGTGGTGGTTACAGATGCCCAAGTTGTGATTGAGACATTGGCTGTCAGGGTCATAGTGTAGGCTCCTGCCTGTCCTACAAATCCATTGCTTGAACTTTGATAATGTGCGCTGGCATTTCCTGAAACTGTATAACTTCCTAGAATGATGGACACTCCTCCGACCTGTCCAGAAATATGGTTTCCTGCACATGCTCCAAAGTCAATACCTGAAAATCTAATGACAGAACCATATCGGGAAAAAATACAATTACCACTAGTGGTTGTGGTTATTTTCATGTTTTTTATGTCCCAACATGAATATAAACCATTAGCAGAGAAAGCGTTATTTGAAGTCACACTTACCACTACATTAGTAGGAGTTCCTGCATTTCCTTGTATGACTAGATTTCCTTGAGCTGCATAGCCTATGACATTTTTTAGTGTGACTGCTCCCGTGTAGGTTCCATCTGCAACTTGAACAGTCACTATATTGGCGTTTATATCAAGTAATGCAATTGTATCTACAGCTTTTTGTATCGTCAGGAAAGCCCCGCCGCTTGTATTTGCCAATCCCGAATTGCTATCATTTCCATCTGTTCGGACATAATAAGTGCGTGCTGAATTTAATATCTCGCGTCCACCTGCTGGCGTGTCATAGGTCAATGCACCTGCGGAGTCTATGCCTGTGACGTATTGTCCCGCGCTTCCTGCGTTGCGCTGTACTCCGCCGAGGGCGGAAGTTGTCGGTGCTGGCAAGCGAGCGGCGGCGAGTGTTCCGCTCGTGATGTCTGTTGCGGCGTGTGTATGACTTAGCGCCGCGTAAGCGCTATCCAGAGACGTGCGCAAAATAGTTATCGTTTGGGCAAGTGTCTTTTTTATCCAGGCGCCAGTGCCAGAACCAACAAGAAAATCATTTGCAGCGGTTGAGCTAGAATGCATAATAAATGTAGTTATCGCCCAATCATAAACAGCCTTGGCAGTAAGATAAAAAACGTTGGAAGTCTCATTCCCCGTCATCGATGTGGCTTTATTGGCTGAGTTTTCAGCCACATACCCAATATTATTTTGCCCTATGGCCCAATCAGCCTGAGTATTGGTAGCTCCGTCCACTAGTGCGCGGACCGTATCGCCGACTTCAACCGCCTGGCTTGTCGGCAATGTTCCTGCAACGGAAACAGTCCAAATGTCACCCTTCTTGATTGCCCCGCCTGATCCTGAACCACCAGAAGACGGATAGGCACCGCCGCTGGCATTATATGTTCCTCGGTCATCCCATAGACCGACCACCAGAGAGTCGGCATAAGACTCTGCTGCTGTTTGAGCCGCCGCAGCTGCACCAGCCACGTCCGCACCAATATCGGCAGGCGTTGGGTAACTAATCACTGGATTTGCAGGATCAGTATTGTCGACACCATCACCAGTAACAGACTCAACACTCCCACCTCCCCCACCGCCACCGTCTGAGGTGGTAAAGCGCGGGTCAAATAGATCAGTGTCAAGCTCGTTCTTGATAACCTCAGACTGTCCAAGGTAGACTTTTACAGCAAAAAGCAAACGACGATCTGATGGGGTTACAGCAATGTCTTCAGGAGTCAGCAAATCGCGCGAGTCTTTCGCGGAGGACTCGTTATAGGTAATAACACCGTCGGCGTCAATTTCCACGCCGACCCACTTTGCGCCAACGGTCGGAATGTGAGACGTGAAATCATGCGTTGAATGGTTAGCGAGGTGCCACGTGCTGCTGATTTTATACGGCCACCCATAATACTGAACTACCATACCACCAGACGGCAACGCGAGACCAGGCAAAAATTGTTCGGCACGGATGGGTAATGTGTCCGCTCCCGGCCATGTATGCGTTTTGGCATGGGGAGGCAAATAAGGAGTTGTAGATCGGTCATGTACGTTCAAGACTCGCAGCACCTGCAAGAGCTTTGGGTCATCTGCTGTATATCCCACGGCCACAGGAGTCCGTGGGACGATGGGCGCGACCTTATTGCGCGCTAAAACAACCTGTCCGTTGTAAAGCAACACCCAAACATTGCTGTAATCGTCGGCAACTACATTTCCAGTGCGGTCACCAAGGAATCCGAAAAATTCCTCTGATTTACGCACCTTGGCGAGTATTCCAAAAAATTCTTTTACCTTGTTGCGTGTGCTACTCATGATATATACCTAATGCCTGTAATGTCAATCAGTGGTGCAATCAGTGAAAGATTGCCGACCTTATTGATCGGTGCAGTTGCGCCAGCGTCCATTGTTAGCTTTATAGTTGCACCGCCTCCAAGAATGAAGCGGAAGTCATCTCGGCAATTCTCGATTACATTAGCACCAGCCGGTACCACAGAGGCGATGTCAGACCATGATGCTCCACCGTCTGTGGTTTTATAGGTTTCAATCGAAACAGACGCTTTTGCGGCTAAGGCGACATTGCCTGAAGGAGAGAAAGAAACGGACTGAATAGACGGGTCAAAGCTCAAATCAGTAAACCTCGTAGCTACAATGGCGCTGCTGATTTCATTCCAGCCGCCTGCTCCACTGCCGTCCCATTCAAAAATAAAGCTAGGTAAAGGCAACATGAAACGTGCTGCGAAATCCTGACCCACATCTGTGTTAATACTTGCGCTATCTATATATGTTCCCGAGGCAGAGAATTTTGTTACCCACGGAGTTGCAAATACCCCCCATAATGAATGCGCAAGATACCAATTCCCGTTCCAAAAAATAATATCTGCGGGGGCATCGTGGTTTGAACCCATTGCTGAACCATTGGAATATCCACCACTGTTCCCGTAATGAAAAATGGAATTGTGATCATTGTTTTCGCTGGTGTTTGTTGTTAAGAAAGCAATCCTCTCTGTGGAGGTAGGGTCATATCCAATTGCTTCAATACATCCGTGACCACTATGGAAATCAGCGCCACTGGCATACTTAACCCATGTTCCACCAAGACCACTACAATAATAGATTGTTCCAACGTCATAAAACGCCGCTCTGCATAATATCCAGATTGAGCCAGACGGAGTGACGATTATTTTGTAAATTTTCGCGCGATCTGCGGTGTCAATTCCATTGTTCATTAAGTACCATGTAGGACTGTCACTATCAAAATCGCGTGTATAAAAGACTCCAGCAGATCCACAACCGACGACTACCTTGGGCTGGTTTGAGTTAGGCATATTGGGAGGCGGATATAGAACAGGCAGAGACGGCAATGACGGAAGTTTTGGCAATGGCGGCACCGATGAGTCCCATTCATCTACACCAGGCACATCGCCGACGGTGGAATTTTCAGGGAATGCCTCTTCTTCGCCGGTCCATACAGCCGACATAAAAGACTCTTTTTCCTTCCAATCGAGTGTTATTTCTCGAATAACGACTCTCCCATCGAATGAGACTCCGCGCGGGTTGTCCTCTGGTGCGATAGTTGCCGCTACATACTGCTGAGGGCAAATATCCACCATGCGATTATTGGCCGCAATCGGAAAATCAAAATCATAGGTGCGGTTTTGCCAGCCAAGCATTAGGCCGGCAATACTATTTGCCTGTGCTTGATCATTCAACAAAAGACGCTCGACGGATGTAGTAGAGCCATACCGCTTGAAGACATGGCCGGGAGCCAGAGCAAAATATGCAGTCCCTTCCGTGCCAGTTTCGTAATGGACTCCCGATAAGACAATCTGTGAAATTCGGCTTGTGGGATTGCGAATTACATTGACAGAGCCTGTCCAGTCCTTTTTCGTGATGCTCATCACCACAGGGATGGATGAGCGCTCATCCTCTGGAATAAGCTGCTGGTTGACCTCGACAAACATACGCCCGTAACGGTCACAGCATGGCTTGGCTGCTATTGCAGCGGCATTGCGGGTGATTTGTGACCATTGGTCGCCCTCGCCCGACTGCAGAGCAAGAGCCTGCCGACTGTCACCACTTAGGTAACATGACATCATTTGAGAGACGGTAGAGCGCCACGTGATTAAATGCCATAGGCATTTGTCTACGGTCAGGTTTTTGATCTGAGTCCATGCAGTTGGGTCGGCGGGTGTGTCTTCGAGCCCGTCGATAAACTCTTCCAATGTGCTAATCCACTGGTGAGGCCCCCAGACCTCGAATGACGCATTTCCCCTGACGGGGTTTATGTTCAGAGACTCACCAGCCAGCCAGCCAACGTGAATAATATTTTCACTGCCAGCCACAGGCCCCAGGCTTACCTTATCACTCCCGTAAAAATCCATGGAAAACAATATGCAGAGCGCGCGATCTCGCACGATGCTCAACCCCACAGGATCAGTAATCGTAAAACCACCATCCCACCCACCGCGCTCATACGAACCACTTGGAGTGTTTCGCAGGGTTGCAAGGAATGGCATGTTTTCAGAGTCGTAAACAAAAATATAACGGTGACCAGTCTGGACTCCATCGCCGACAGTAACTGTGCAGGATATTCGATAGACTCCCGCCGCCGTCGCTTCGAAAATAGGCGTTGAGGTGTCTTCGTCTATCAACGTACCACCCGAGGCGGTCCATAAAAACGACATTTCGCCGTCCGCAAGGCACCACGAGTCGCCAGCGTCTAATTGAGTGGATACACTGGCACCTGTCAACCAAAGACATTGGTGTTCCAAGATTGGCACAGGCGCGAAGGCTGTGTGCTGATCGTCATAGGCAACGTCATAATCCATGTAAACTTCATCGGCAGATACAACGCGGGGATGCTTAGGCCAAATGCCAAACTCATCTACAACGGTTATATATGCCTCGTCTGCCCACTTCACATCTGAGTTCTCACCGACAAAAAGAGTATCAGAGGTAGCCGACTTGCGGACTCTCACCTGTCCATAATCCCACGCACCTGCGCTGCTTCCAATCCATGCGGTCATACCTGGCAGGATGTCTTCATAATCACCAGTTGCGCCGTTATACAAGACCTCGACGACCTTATCCAGAGAGTCGAAAGTCTGATTGACGCGACAGGAAAACACCACCGCAGGATTGTGAATGGCAATAAACAGCTTGGAGAATTGGTTGTCTCTTCGTACCTTTTCCAATTCCCCTTCAGTCATGGGTCTCGCCATTATGGTTCCTCCGGTGGGATCAGTACCATTTGGCGAAAGTCAACAGTAATATCAACTACACGGGTAGCTTGGCGGTTTTCATTCTGAGGCCACACCATTACACAGGAATAGTTTGCATAGGTGCCGTCGGCCAGAATAGTGCGGATATATACCTCTGCTGATTTGCCGGGGCAAAACTCTTTGAGTTGGTCACGCTGATTTGACGTCAGGAATCCCCAATGCCACGCGGTCAATGCAGAGCCTATGGCGCGTTCGGTCCCGTCGCCCAATGTGATCGAGCCGACAGACGGAGTAAATGCAGCAGCTGGCGGTTTGAGGGGCGTGGTCAACTCCGTAAGTAGTGTCATGCCTTCAAGCGTGGTCCCGATTTTATATTCATAATTTTCATACATTGGGTATCAACTCCCGCAGGGTCTCGTATGTGTCGGCTTGGATTGCGCGCCGATCTTCGGCAGTAAGACGTGAGTCGAAACGCCTATGATCGTAGACCGTGATTGCATTGCGGCCTGTCAGTGCGCGCATAATGCTCGACTGTGACAGAGATGTACCAATAGCTTCCTCTGCCGCACGTGTAGTTGGTCCAGATAAAACGAACTCACGCCGCCCATCCTGTGCAAGACCATATACACCGCGCTCAGCATAGCCGCCCATATCACGGATAGGGACATTGCCAGAGCCACCAGCAGGTATTTTGTCGCGCCACGACTTAAGGAATGCGTCAACGTCCTTCAGCATGGCCGCGTAATAGTTCCGCTTTGTTTTCTGTTCACCAAGCAGTGAAGCGTCAAGGTCACGCACCTGAGCAATAAACGCCTCACGTCGGCGCTGCTGTTCGGTGCGGTAGCTTTTATCCAGTTCGCGCAGGGCGTCGGCTTTTGCTTGACTCTGCTGGCGCATCTGTTCAGTGTATGCCTCGGCTTGCTGCTTGGCTTCCTCGTCATGTTGCTGTTTGGCTTGTGCAAGTTGTTCTTTGTAATCAGCCAAGCGTTGAGCGCGTTCCTGCTGGTGCGCCCTGGTGAGGTCGGCAAGTCGGAGAGCAATGTCGCGCCGACGGGCTGCAATCTCTTGGTTTGTATCGCGCTCCATTTCGGACTTTTTCTTTTCAAAGTCCCTTTGTTCACGGACCAGTCCTAGGGCATCACGCCCGGCCACAAGGTCGGCGACTCTCTGGTTATGTTCGTCGGTCAACTTGCGAAGTGCCTCTTGGTGACGCGCTTCAATTTCTTGAATGGCAATACCGCCGTCACGCACGATTTGAGCGCGTTGGCTGGCGTAATTCTGTTCAAACTGCATAGCCGACTTCTGATAATCAGCAGTGATGGATGTCACCTGCTGGTCATATCGTTTGTCTAATTGCAGCATCGACTTCGCGTGAGAGGCTCCCATTGCAAGCGCTTCGCGGTTTGCTTGTGTAATGATGTCATTGCGCTGGTTGTAATAATCTTCGGTGGCCTTTTTCTCGTCATCGAGCATCTGAGCGTATGAGTCCACAAGTTGCTTTTGAGAATCGGTCACCTGGGTATTGGTGAAGTTTGGATTACCAGCCTTTGCACCCACAGACTCGGCTTTATCACCAAGGCCAAGGATTGCCTTTTGAAGTTCGAAAATTTTCGCGCGTGTATCCGCTGAAATGAGACCTAATTTTTCAGCTTCACCAGCTAGGATGTGTAAAGGGGAAGCAAGAATGGCAATCTTTTTTGTAGTTTCAAAGACATCTTTCATGGACTCTTTGAAGCCTTTATCCTGCCATTGATCACCATAGATGGACTTGCCGCCAAAATTGCCTAGTTTGGTGCCAAGATATGAACCAGCCAAAAGAGACACCACAGCTGTAACGATGGGTAAAAGCGCGGAGGATGCTGCAATTCCACCACCTGCCGCTGCTTCGCCTGCCGTAGCAGGGCCAATCAGTCCACCAGCGACTCCATACTTGCCAGCAGCAGCCGCCGCCAGTTGAGTCTTGGCGGCGTCGGCCATGAGCTTTCCAGCGGTAAGTTGCTGTAATCCAATAAGTGCAAACTTGGCGTCTGCGTACAACTTTATGCCTTTTGTGACAGCCATGCCGACTGCACCAATGGAGGCAACCGCCGCACCTATATTCAATGCAGCGCGCACGATCTCAGGATTTTTCTCAACAAAGTTTGCTGCTTTTCCCGCAAGGTCAGCAGCTTGCTTCAGCATGGGCAGAGCTTCACGCGCAAGGACTGCCCCGATCCTGTTCTGGGTAGCCTGTAAGCGTTCGGTCTGCTGCGTCCATTGTTTTGTGAGTTCGGTGGCTACTTGTGCATTTTTTACATAACGTTCGGCAGCTGCAAAAATGCCTCCCGTAATGCCGACGCCAGCTGCAAATATTTTGGCGTAACTCTGCCCCGCTTTCTTGGCACCATCAGACATATCAAGTAATGCCTGCTGAGTGGCGAGAGCCTTACCGCGCGCCTTATCGAGTTCAGACTCCAAAGACGTGACGCCACTTTGTACGCGGCTCAATGCTTGTCCGTCCAGAGCGAACTTCAGAAGGATGTTAAGTGTTTTCTCGTCCATTCCCATTCTTTTTATCCATGTATTGTTGGGTGACCTTGTCCATGAGTCCGTCAAGGGTGAATAGGACGTTCATAACGTCGGCAGGTTGGTCCAGCAAAGAGCCTGGTTCAGGCAGGAAGCGCCCCTTAGTGGCACGCCACGCGACCCATATTGCCCACGCTGCATTCAGGTCCATACCAAGATCAATTTCAGAGGGCAGGTCTGTGTCTTTGTCCGAAGAAGAGACAATCTTATGTAGTCGGCTGAATATCTCGTCGGCTACGTGTTCTCTTTTTTTTTACTTCCTCGACCTTTTCCTCAGTCGGTTCTTCCTCGCCGCGAGAAGGGAACAAATGTTCGTTCAACTCCATCGCCGCCATATACCAATTGTTCGATTGCTGAATATCCAGACAGTCGAAGAGGTCATCTGAGGATGGAATGGGAAGGCCGTCTTCTGCTTTGGTGCAGACAGCAAGAGCGGGGTAGATTTCGGTGTAGTAAAAACTTTCAAGCCCGCCGACTTCCCGCTCCCCTAACCGTGTGATCTCATTCGCGCGAATCTCGGTCTGTCGCAAATTGGTGCGAAGAGTATTTGGAACTTCAAAGACGGTGAGAGTCCGTCCAGCGAACTGGACGGACTTTGAATTATTACTAATACTCATAAAGCGCCACGATGATATGGCCGAGAGTCGGAGGCGTATCAAACGTGATCTTGGTCGCGGTGAGGGTCATGTCCCCGCCAGCCACAAGAGTCCCGTTGTCCCATACAGCGATCTTGGGGGTGGTGTAATCGCGTGCAGGTTTGTCAGTCGGGAACAGGAATTCGTCTTCTGTCCCGTCGGCTTTCCACGCCACGACTTTCGGGCGATAGGTAGCCATGCCTTCGAGGAAAGCGGCTTCGGTTGCGCCTTCAGTCGCGTTGACGATGGTCGCGCCCCATAAATGCTTACCTGTTGGGTTGCTGACAATGCTGTACCGCTGCTCGTTCGGGTTCTCGTTCATCCCAGAGGCAAGAGGCACGGCGCGGATCTTCGGCGCAATGATGGTGCGGTAACGGCGCAGTTTGAGAGAGGTGTCGAGGGATTGCTGGAATACAACAAGAGCCACATCGATCTCGCTCCCCTGCTGGTCGGTACCCCACGGCATAAATGTCATGTCGCCGACGGTGAACGTGTTGACGTTTGTAACCTTGGCATTAAGACCCATACCAAGGTTTGCCGCTCTGATTTCGCCTGTGATGGGTTCGAGCGACGGCAGGAAGTCATTGGCAAGAACGCGGTCATTGCCAGCGTGAGTGATCACGCGCGGGTTCGGGACGTTGAGGTCAGAGGCTTTGATACCTTTGATTTCAAGACCCTCGTATACGGCTGTGCTTGGTGCGGCAGGGAATCCGTTTGCATCGAGTTCAAACAAATATCCACTTCGCGCGCCGACGGCCAATTGGTTACCAGAAGGTGCAGTCATAATTCTCCTTATTCAAGTGGGGCGGGTTCTTGTTCCACAATGGCTGTGACGGCCACGCGAAACTCCACGCCTAAATATTGAGCGCCAGCGTATGCAAAGGTTGCCACACCAGAGTCGCCCAAATAGTCAAAAACAAATATTCCTTCGATCAGGTCTTCAGGGTTACCGTCACCGAGAGATAGGTGCGACAAAAACTGTCGCATCCCTGCTTCAATGAAAGGCTCTACCTTGCGCTCAGCCTCTCCATCGATTCCACCTTGGATGGGGGATACATACAGTCGGCAGTTGAATTGCCTTTTCTCGCGCAGGAAGTAACCGCCGATCTTTGTAAACTCCAAGGTTGGTCCTGTGAAGTTCACGAAAACAGGCATGTCAGACTCTGGCAAAGACGCCGGACCTTGGGCATACGCACGCTTTACATTGGCAATCCCTGTAACAGGGTTGTCATCGCTATCGACTCCGCCTGCCTCAATCAATGCAAGACGGTCTTTTATTTCAGCGATATTCATACGATGATCCTTTTATAGGGCTTTGTCATTTCAACCACACGGGTTGGTATGGCCTTGGTGTATTGCAGTTGACCAAGCTCAGCAACTCCGATGGAGTCTGTCAGGCCGCCTTTTTCTTCCTTGTAAAAACGGACGGCAAGAACGGTGGCCGCGTCAATTACGTCGGCAGGTAGTCCGCTGATAGTCGCCACAGACGGATTGCCTGCCCACGTCTCTGTGCCATATCCGCCGACATACGTCATGCGCACAAACACAGGAACCGAGCGAATGCCAGCCACGTCCCACGCGGTTACCTGGCGATTGTTGCTGATCGTCACGTTTGTAATATCAACTTCAATCCAAGGGGTGCGGGGGGTAAGGCGATATTCAAACTTTGTCACGCTGGTAACGACAACCTTTTTAGGCCAACAAATGATTGCGCCGTCTTTTGTAATAATGGCGCGCACCAATTCGTTTGTCACGGTTTCAGCCTTGAAGTAGTCGGCTTCTGCATGGCATAACGTGGTGTCAAGAGTCCTGCTGGCTTCATCTATTTTTGAAGCAAGCAGAGTGTCGTCTGTATTCTCTTCGGCTCCGAGAGCCGCTTTGACTTTCGCCAGCGTGGTGTAGTTCATTCTTTACTCGCCGTCCCCTGCGTTGACAGCCGAGGCAGCTTCTTTGGCGGCCTTTGCAGCAGCGCGTTTTTCAGCAGCGGTCATGGGCTTTTCAGGTCCCGCGTCCACTACTTTGGCAACTTTCCCGATCTGGCCGGAGGCGAGGAATTCACTGGCAATCTCGTCAGGTAATTCGATCTGCCCGTCAACCACGGTGAAGATATTATCGCCCTGAGACACAGAGCGGAGAGATGGGTCAAGTACGTCGTATGTTTTCACGGTTATTCCTTTTCTAGTTGCGCCCGAACAAAGCAGTCCTTGGCTTCCAAAAGTTTGCGAAGACCTGTTGTTTTCTCTGCTGACTCTGGTAGCTCAGCATCCATCTTTTCAGCAAGTTCACAAATCGGTTTGCTGATCACCTGCAAATGAGCAGGCAAATGGTCGTATGAAAAGAACTTCAACAAACGCTTCGAGGGCGAGATGGGTAAATTACTCATTGGTTATGCAGCAATAAGCAAGACAATGAACGTGGACGCGCTTAGGTCGGTAAGGGAAGATTGCTGTATCTCTCCCTCAACGTCACCACAGGACTCGAACAAGTCGGCAGCGTCGCTAAAGTCCGAGGATTTCAGAACACCGGCCACCACATCACCTTCCAACGCACCGGCCAACGTACAACCGAGGTCTGGGTCTTCGCCTGATCCATCCACGCCGTCAAAAGACAACATGCGGAATGCACCAGACTTAATGTGCTTGGCGGTCAGGCCGACTTGCAGGGCGCTGTTTACTTCGTCCATCGCGTCGGCTGCTTCAGACGGTTGAAAGGTCGGCTGTGAGGCAGCAATCTTTCCGTCTACGATGAAGTCAACTACCGCTTGCAGTTGTTCGAGAATTGCCATAAGAGAGTCCTTTCACTCAGCAGGGACAAGAGTCCCTGCTGAGTAGGTTCATTGTTAGGCGTCGGCAATGTTGGTGATGATGCCGAGGGAAGGCGGGAAGTAGTGCGCGAGGACACCACGGAAATACACGCCTGTTTCATACTTGCGGGTGCGCAGCGGCCACTCATATTGCATGTAGTCGCGCTGCAAGCGCATTTCAAAAACGTTGGGCACGTTGTTGATCGGGTACGGAAGAGCGGAAGTCACAGCTTCGAGGGTGCCCTTGGGCATATCGGGGTGGACTTCGATGGGGATAACGCGACCAAGCAAGGATTGGTACTTGATACGGCTGATACCAGCAGACAAGACCATTTCCTCGCCCTGCAATGGGACCGTATAGCGCAGCGCGCCATTTGCGGTGCCACCGAAGATTTTGGAGGCGATGTTATTGATTTCCTGAGCCGACACATAAATCTTGTCAGGGATCAACTTGTAATTGACCCACATGGACTCAATCATGGCGTCGATTTCGTCAATCGTGCCCTTGCCGCTGGCGGTCAAACCAGTACCAGTACCAGCGGTACCAGTTGCCATATTCTTGATATAGGCATTGGAGCCAGATAACCAGGCATGATACAAAAGGCCGTCATAACCAAGTTCGTTCTTGGAGTAGTCGGCGGAAATTGCGGTCACGTTCTGGTGAGTTGTGGCAAGGCTGGTCAACTCGACGGAGTTGATATAGGTAATGGCTTGGAGTGTCAGGTTTCCACCAGTGACACCGACGTACCAGGCATAAGCCACAGCGCCAGCGACCACAGGAGTGGAAGCACGGATTGCACTGTCATTACCGTTGGATACTGCGCCAGTAGCGGTGCCACTGGATGCCGCAGACGAACCACCGCCATAGTTGAACGCGGTAGAACCGTCAGCAGGGGTAACGCTCACCTGCCCCACAACGCCATTGGCAACACTGGAAGCCTCTGCGCCGTGATGAGTCAGGGCCACGACTTTCACAGAATAACCAGTTGCATCGTCGGCGATGGTCCCGCCGCCATTTACGACTGTGACTGTGGGAGCGGTGGGTGTGCCCAATGCTACGGAGGCATTGCCGCCGAGGTCAAAGCGCTCTTCCTGAATCATGGTCGCCCATAACAGGCGCTGTGCTTCAGTCGCGCGAATGTCCTCGAAACCCTTGGCAGCGTCTTCCGCTTCAAAGGTCACGCTGTCTTCCATGCCAAGGCTGGCATAGTTGGCGCTCTTGTTGTCGGTGGTGATGGACTGCACACCGTTGCGGGTGCCTTCTGGTACAGCAGCGCGCAGGACTCCGCTATTGATTGCGGTAACACGTCGCCAATTGGTAGCCGTGCCACCTCCGCCGGCCACACGCGGGATCATGTTGCGTAATGGGGTAAGGACGGGGAAAAGGTTTTTCGCTGGTGCTTGCAGATCATAGGCAACTAAGCCAGTAGCGAGGTTTACGCCCGCTTTCTGCAATTCAGCAGAATCGACGCGGTTCAGTTTCTTGAACTGTTCCACCGCATCCTGAGTCAATTCGGAAAGGGAATTAAGGGTTTGCATGGTTCCTCTTATTTGGATTGGTTGGTTTGAACTTTCTTGATTTCAAGCGTGGTCAATTCCGCTTGAAGGGCTTGCTTTGCAATAGGATCACTTGTCTTATCGATCACGTCTCTCAGAAGAGCAGCCTTTTGCATGGCGCCTGCTGATTCAGGAGTAAGTGAGCCGAGATCCCGGATAACCGGAGCAGGGCCGCCGCGCTTTTCCATCTCGTCGACTGTGGTGGATAGCTTGGCAAGGTCGGCTGTAATATCTTTCTGACGGGCGTTGACCTCGTCATACATTTTTTGCAGATCGCCCTCACGGTCACTCATACGTTTTTGCAGGGTTTCCACAGTGACAAACTTCATCGCAGTGGGTGCGCCAGGCTGACCACCTTGCTCCTGCACAAATCCAAGTTCTTCAAGCAGTTGGATCACAATCGCACGGACTTCCTCGTTTTTGGCGGGGTCAGTTGCACCAGCAGTCTGCTCATCAGACTCTTCGCCAGTTGCCTCTTCCTGCGCCTCTTCTTCGTCAGTCTCGGACTCTTCGTGTTCCACTGTCTCACCTTCAGCAGCCGCGTCTTCAGCCTTGGACTTCTTGTCTTTAGCTGTAAACGGGTTGCCCTTGGACTGCTCTTTATCGCCGCCTTCAGGTGCAGACTCTTCTTCGGAGTCCTTTTCCTTTTTGGCGGACGGGAAAGCCTTCTGTAATTCCTTTGCCAGTTCCTGCATGGCAGGGTCGGCGCTGGCATTCAGTTTTTCCAATAGCTCTTTTGTTTCCATACCTGCTCCTTTGATTAAGTCGGCCACGCCGACGGACGTAAAAATAAAACTTTCAGGATCAACCTGAGCGGTCATCACCTGCACCGACTCCATGGACTCCGCGCTATGCAGCTTTCGCATCTCGCTCGACCCGTCGGCCTTCACTACCTCAAACTGTGCGCCTGGCATACAAGGCACATCGACAAGAGAGATTTCGACAGGCTTGGCCTCGTAGCGGGTATATCCACCAAGTACAGGGTCAGGCCATTTCGAACCGTAAGAACCGCCGACGGAGAAACCTGTGTAAACGCCTTTGAGAACCTTTTGCCATTCGTTCTCATCCACGATTTCAGCCCCGACATATATGGATTTGGTATCGTCACGCGGCTCAAAGTGGATAACTTTTCCAGCAGCAATGTCACCGTGCATGGCGCGTACATTGCCCTTTGAGAGTCCACCGCTGGCTTGCACCATATCGCGGGACCAGTTTAGGAAGTTAGGCAAGGACTTTTCGTAGTCCATGATTTCACGCGCACGATCTGGCTGCTCAATTGCAGCAGTGCCCCACACCTGCCGCTTGGAAACATCAACTTTTTGTAGTTGTAAAAATGCCGAAAAACCGTTCATTACTGTTCTCCAAATTTCGCAAGGTAATCTTCAAGTGCTTGTTCAAACCGCGCGTCGATCTGCGGCATAATGCGTTTCAAACGTTCGGGCATGTCTTCCCATCCACGATCCTTGTGAAACTGTGGGACTTTGTAGCCCTGCACGTAGTCGGCATAAGAAACGGGCGTGCCGACTTCACCCTGAATAAAGTCATCACCGCTGGTAAGTTGGGTAGTCCATGACTTCCCCAATTGTTCGGAAGTGCCAGGCTGACCGTTCTTGTTTTTTGCCAGCTTGTATCCTGCAACCACGTTTTCACGTTCGCGGTAATAATTGACCGATTGCTCCACCACGACTCCGCCGCGTTTTCTCTCTCTACCAGGCAGCACGCGCAAGTTCTCAACAACGGGGATGCTCTTTGTCGGCATCTTATGGCGGCGGTAGGCATCTTCGATAGTCTGAGCGCCTTCAGCCACACCGCTGATCCCTGCGAGGGTAGAAAGCCGCTTCACGGGATACCACCAGCCTCTATTGCGCTCGTAGTACCCCATTGGTTCGCCGTTCTCGTCAATTCGGCCCGGCAGATTTGCCTCGCTTGACGGGGGATAGCCTGCGTAACCGAGTTCACCCTGAATGATGAGCATGGAGTCCATCATGGCGTCAGCGATAAATGGCCGCACGTGAACGAAAGACTCCGTCAATGCCTTGAACAGTTCTGGGTTTTCGATCACTAACACACCATCGGGGTCAATCACAGCCGCCATAAATCTCCAAAACAGAAGCGCCCTGAACTGCATAAGCAATTCAGGGCGCTTCTAAACGGATTGGTTACCGTCGCCTGCAAAAAAGGCGGGGAGTCTGAGACATGCTGGGTGCTACCAGACTCCCCTATTCAATTGGGTGTTCATGTAAGTGTCTGGCATTTTGGGAGGCTGACCCTTTGGGGTCGGCCTCCCTGCCATTTATCCTGTGCTGCGGTAAAGGAGATGACTAAACCGCAGCGAAACCAATAAAAAATTAGACAGGCCATTGTCGGAGTGAGGGGGACACCCAAACAATGACAATGTAGATAATACTTAAAATGAAGGGAGGCGTCAATGAGTACGGGCGTTCTAATGCTCGGACTCAGCGTGCTTATGTAGTTCATCTATAACCACATAAGCCCTTGGCCTGATCATCGCCATTGTATTTGCAATGATAAGGCTATTCGGGATGTCTGCAAATGCCGACCTGCGCAGGCGTACCACGGGCGAGATACCACAGCGGCAATTAGGATGGTAAGGCGGTGTGAAAACTGGCTCTGCTGGTTGACCTTTTCGCCACGTGAAGTATCCGAACGGCTCCCCTATCTTACGAACCTGTCCATTGATTGCTCCGCAATACGGACATACCAATTCGTCATGGTTCGTTCCCCATCGTATTTCCTCAACACCTGCACGCTGAAAGGCCATGAGTTCACCGCTTGCCAGTGCGCGCGTTGCCTCAGTAATAGCAATCACGTCGGCACGCTTCACCCCAAAGTATGGACTCAACGCCCCACGCAGATCACCAATGGTTCGCCCGGGTGTTGCAATCCAATTTGCAAGGATGTCTCCTACAACCTTTTCATTAGTTGTGCGTACCTGCTTCAGCAGTTCGTCGGTATATTCCTTCGCCCATTGCTCGGAGAGGATAGAGTAAATGGCGTAGTTAAAGCCAATGCCGACCTTTGCGGTCCCTGAACGCATCCCTTCAAGGGCGAGGTCTGTAAGCCTTGGCAATAGCAGAATGGAAAGTCGGCGCATTTCCTCTTCCCAAAAGGTAGGAGGAAGAGACGCCGCCATTATTCACCACCTTCGACAACATCACCCTTACTCTCCCCTCTCAATATTGAGATATTGAGCCATGCTTGGCTGTTTTCAAATCCAAGTTCATCTACCATAAACTTAACAAGTCTCTCGTCATCCCACCCTTTTATTTCTGCATATTCTAAAAGATTTACATCTTGACTCATTTTGACCATCCTTTTGACTTAAACAGTTTATCAAACTCCGCTTCAATTGGCTTGAATTCCTCATCCTGCCAAACAGTAAAGTGAGAGTAGCGAGACTTTTGCTCATTTCTTAGTTCGCTCATCATTTGCGGATTGTTTGACTTCACTGTAACGTATTGAGCATAAGCACGGGCAAACATTTCGACTCTGCTTTGGTAGTATTTTCGCTGAGAGGGAGAAACTATCTTTACTCTATAACTCTCACCTTCAGGGGTGTAATAATCGTACTTTCCAGACCTCAAATTCTTCATAGTTTCAGAGCTGGATATTGCCGACATAAGAGGCTGAACTTCTGGGTTTTC